ACAGTTTTTCTATTTTGCTGGGGTTAGTAGCTTTCTGTTCTAAAACGCTGACCTCTTCTCGGGCATCCCAGAACTTGCCTAAAGCTCTAGTCATATCGCTAAGTTCTCGGCCTTCATTGACCGCCGTTTTCATAAAACGATACGCAGAGGCGCATATCTGTACTGCTGCTACTATCTCTGCCGCCATCAGTAAATCCTTATGCCGTCTTGCGTAGGGTCTACCAGTGTTGGCTTGCAGTAAGCTGAGATTGGACTAGAGGTGCTAGGTGACGTGTTTCGTCTTAGCCTGTTTGCAAAATAATTACAGCGATTCAGATCATAGAAGCACATAGCTTGATCACAAGTATCAGACGCCTGTTCTCCTCCTATGATCAGAACCAATACAAAAACGTGAGTCATCTTTCATACTCTTGCCCTAAGCAGCATCTTCTGTGCGTGGGTCAACCCAATCAGGGTCTACAGCCCAAGTGCTGTCAGCGTAGTGATACTTGCAGCCGTACCAATCATCAGGCTCTGTAACGCCCTCGACCAGTGTGCAGTTACTGCTGTTCAAATCACCGATAATGAAATCAAGGTTTGCAGGATCGCCTACCTCAATATTAGTCGCAGTGATGTTTACCTGCTTGTCGTCTTCAAAGAGGTACTTGGAGCAGTTAGTGCCGTTTTCGATAATAGTCTTCATTGTCTATCCTTTCAGTAGAAGTGTTGTGTTAGCGATTGCCTTGCCAGCCGTCACGCTGGAAGACGTTGTAGAAAGAGAGCCGTCATCTTGGACGTAGTAAGTTAAGCCTGTGGTTAAGGAGTCTGCGGCGCTTATTACAATAGACGTACCATACCCAGAGCCATCGGAGTCCCTATAGGCAGTTATAATTTTATTATTGGTCGAGTCATATCCAGCAACAAGACGATTGGCAGTCCCTTGTAGAAACACATATTCACCGCTAAAGGTAATATCAGTTCCTGAAACCGTTGCTCCAACTATAGTTCCATAGCTTGAATTACCTGTATCTTGGTAAACGATAACAGGTTTATTTATATTGCTGTCGTAAACTGTGTCTACATAGTCCGTCCCTGCGGCATTAAAAGTAGAAGGAGTGCCAAAAGATATTGACGTTCCAGATACCGTACCGACCACACCTTTTCCATAATCTCCAGCAGTCACATCGTGGTATGCTACAACAACTTTCTGTTTGTCTGTGTCGTAAACGGCAGACACATAATCGACGGCAGTTGAGTCAAAGGTAGCTGCTGAGCCAAAACTAATAGAAGTGCCTGAAACAGTACCTACTATAGCTTTGCCGTAATCATTCGGCCCAACATCTCTGTAAACAGATACAACTTTACCGCTCACACTGTCATACACTAGAGAACCATTGTATTGCATTCCTTCTGTTGTTTGCGCCCCAAAGGATATTGATGTGCCAGAAACGGTTCCAACATTATATCTTGCTGAACTTTCAGCGCATTTAACAACAAATTTATCATTACCTGAATCATAAACAATCGCTGTGTAAGCACCGCCTGCAACCGTGTTGTAGGTGGTAGCACTTCCAAACGATATAGATGTTCCACTTACCGTTCCGACAATAGCTTTGGCGTGATCACTATTAGTCCCGTCTATGTAATTTATAACAACTTTATTGTTAGTAGAATCATATGCAATCTTAGAGTATTGAGCATTAACACTAGCAAAAACTGTGGGACTACCAAATGTTATAGACTCCCCACTTACTGTCCCAACTATAGCTGTTCCATAATTTGAATTTCCAGAATCTTTGTAACATATAACCATTTTGTCATTTGCTGAATCATGTACTACATCTATATCTAGCGTTGAAGCACTTTCAAAAACAGAAGAAGACCCATTGCTAAACAAAAAATCAACCAAAGAACTATTAGTAATCACCCCGCCTTTCGGTGTTACCACGCCCGTTGCGGTGTCCGAGATTGCCTCTGCGGTTATGCCTATGAAGTCGGTGTTGTTTGTTGTGCTGTAAGCGGGGTTAAAAACTATGCCTTTACCGGCACTAGAGGACTGTTGATAAGCGAACACTATTTTGCTTTGGTTGCTATCATAAGCCAGTACGCCATCTCGTATAGACTGTGCAGCGGGGGCAGCGACAAGGCTTACTTGAGCATCAAAAGTTATTGAACTCCCCGAGACAGTGCCTACTTTATAAAAAGAATCGTCGTTAACTTCGTAAGAAACAACCACGTTTTGGCCCGCTGCAAAATAAACTACGTCTATGTGGTCGGTAGGGTTAGTAGCACTGAAAACGACTTCCGCTCCAAAAGAAATGGAAGTGCCGCTTACGGTGCCTACCACTGCTGTTGCATACGAACTATTAGAAAAATCTTGATACGCAACTACCACACTTCCAGAACTAGCATCATAGGCTATCGCGTTATACCTAGAATCTCCGGTGTTATAGACACTCTTTGCACCAAAAGAAATGGAGGTGCCACTTACCGTACCGACAATAGCTGTGCCGTAAAGAGAATTACTATTATCTCTGTATGCAACCACCATTTTATTAGCACTTGTGTCGTAGGTGGCTGAAATAAACTCTGCTTCTCCCGACTGCCACACTACTTCAGAGCCAAAGCTGATTGAGGTGCCAGAAACCGTCCCTACGATAGCGGTGGCGTAACTGGAATTAGGCTCATCTTTATAAAAATTAACAACTTTTTGGGTGTCTGGATCGTATACGGGAGAGTTGTAGTTTGAAGCTCCACCCGAATTAAAAACAACCGCCGAGCCAAAAGATATACTTGTCCCGCTAATTGTTCCTACTTTGGCAGTTCCTCTTTCTGCGTTGCCTTGGTCTCGGTAAAAAATCACTATCTTACCAGTATTTTCATCAGACACAGGAGCGCCATCTACGCTATTTGCGCTGTTATATACAACGGGACTGCCAAAGCTAATAGACGTACCACTTACTGTTCCAACTACTACTGTTCCATAACTATTATTATCTTGGTCTCTGTATGTAACTATAACTTTTTGATTAGCACTGCTATAGGTAATACGCATACCATTGCTATCAACTGAATTAAAAGCAACGGAGCTACCTTTTGCGGCAGGAGTAGACGCGCTTGCCACGGCCTCAACAGTCCCATCCGAATTCAAAATCACCGTCTGCCCAGACGATAGTGCCCCACTAGCCACCGCCTCGAACTCTTTTGCTCCTGCACCCGCAGGTAGTAACTCGCTTAAATTACTCATGTCGTGTAGTCCAAGTTGATGCTGGTAGCTGACAGGGCTTTACCGGCTGTAACGCTAGAGGATGTCGTAGACAGTGTGCCGTCTGATTGGACGTAGTATGTGCTGTTTGGAACTAAGGTGGTGGTAGCTGTCAGCACATTACTAACTGCGTCACTTACCGAAGGATCATTGTAGAAAACTATAATATTCCCAGTATCTGGGTCATACAGATTTCCGCTCATTTCTGTGTTGCCGCCGGTTTTTAAACTTACATCACTCTCTACCGTTACGGTAGTTCCAGAGATCGATGCAAATGTCGTTCGTATTCCATCGTCTGCACCGCTTGGCATATTATAGACTATGTTAATTAACTGGCTTGTTGGGTTGTATGCCATACAATTTATATTAGGCTTATCTGACAAACCTACAGCGTACTGTGTTGCCGAACCGAACGAGACGCTCGTGCCACTAATCGTACCAACAACAATGTAACCTAAGTCCGTAGTTTCATTTGTATATGCTAATACGCATTTTTGATTTGTAGAATCATAAGCGGCAGCGAGGCTAGTACCTGCAACAACGTCACTTAAAAATGTTGTAGGTGTGCCAAAAGAAATAGACGTTCCGCTTATTGTCGCAACATAAGCTCTGCCAAGACTTGCGCCATAATCTGTTACGGCAACAAATATCTTCTGAGCATTGGTGTCGTAAGCTAATGCAAAGTCGTTTGTGTTAGATGCTAAAAAGTCTGTGGAAGAACCAAAAGATATACTGGTTCCACTTACCGTACCGACAATTGCAACACCTTGATTCGACGAAGATTGATTCTTATAAAACACAGCAACTTTCTGAGCGTTACTGTCGTAGACAACCTCATTAAAGCCGGAATTAACACTTGCATAAACTACTGGTGTTCCCCAAGTTGTAGTCGTTCCAGAAATACTTCCTACTACTGCGGTTCCATAGTAGCTGTTGCTGACATTTTGATAGCAAAAAACTAATTTATCAGCGTTAGTATCATACGTTAATGATTGATTAAAAAATGCACCGCTTATAGTCCCTCCGGGGTAAACAAGAGAGCCATAGCTTATAGATGTTCCACTAACCGTTCCTACAAAGGCTCTTGGGATATTTCCGTCTCGCCCGATAACTACAAATTTACTGCTGTCTGGATCGTATACTTGAGCTATAGCTTGTGGCGCACCCGTAGTCATCCAGTAAGCATCATCATTTACTGTAGTGACTAAAGGCGTAGATATATCCGTATTACTTGCTACCCCGCCTTTGATTGTCACCGAGCCGGATGCAGTGTCGGAGATAGCCGCGTCTGCTATACCTATGAAGTCGGTGCTTGTTGCACCATCCGTGTCGTAAACAACAGCAGTTCCATAATTACTATTTGATCCATCACTATAAGCTAGAACGCTTTTGTTGGCGTTTGAGTCATAAGCTATACTTCTGCCAGCAACGCTGACAGTTTGAGTTAAGACAACAAATGGCCCTGATTGTGTTGTAGTTGTACCACTAACCGAAAGTTCTACTACTTCTTGGTAGCCGGTGCTGTCGTTTTTAAAAAGCACAAGGCATACATTATTCGTAGAATCAAATGTCCCGTTATTAGTGTAAATGTTAACGCTTACGTTGGTAAATACTCTTTCAGAACCGAATGAAATAGATGTGCCGGATACTGCCCCAACAATCGCTGTTCCTGTGTCTCCTTGATCGTAAGCAATAACAACCTTGCCAGAGTTACTGTCAAAAACTGCGGCGACACGTGTCACACTGCTGGTACTGTATGTTACTGGTGTGCCATAACTTATAGATGTGCCTGAGACAGTACCAACATAAACTTCTCCGAGATTATCTGAGTCTCTTCTATTTAGAATAATTACCTTATTGTTTGTAGAATCAAAAACTATGTTTTGGAATAATCCGTAGTTTGCTAAGTTTACTTTAGTGCCAAAAGATATACTCGTTCCGCTGACCGTCCCAACCACACAAGCAGCATAAGAGCTAAATTGCTCTCCAAAAGCAATAACAACTCTATTCGCGTTAGAATCAAAAGTAGATGCTGGGGTTGAGATAAATGCAGAGGCAAATACTACGGGTGTGCCAAAGGTAATACTGGTTCCAGAAACGGTTCCTACAACCGATGTGCCGTAATACCCGTTACCAGCGTCTTGATACGATATGACAACTTTATTATTAGAAGAATCAAAAACAATCGATATAGAGCTTGAACTGGCTGATTCAAAAACTACTGGAGTTCCATAAGATATTGTACTACCAGAAACTGTAGCAACTACCGCTGTCCCATAACCTGAATTATCATTGTCTTGATAAGCAATAACCACCTTGTTACTGTTAGAATCAAAAACAGACGCATAAGTTCCCGTGTTAGCCGATGCAAACACATACGATGAACCTGTTTTTCCAGTAATACTGGTTACTGTCCCATCACTTTGCAAGGCGACTGCCTGCCCACTACTGATCGCTCCGCTTGCTGTAAAGCTAACCTGTTTGCCGCCCGCACCCGCTGGTAATAAATCTGTTAGATTCGTCATGTCAAATCCATCATGTTAATTGTGGTTGCGGAAATTGCTTGGCCGACTTTAACGCTAGAGGCTGTGGTACTGAGCGAGCCGTCATCCTGAACGTAGTAGTCAGAGCCTATGGTCAAGCCAGTCTGTGCTTCGTTAATGCCGCCGTAGATGTTGACCGCGCCTGTGGCTGTGTCTGCTATTGCTGAGGAGGTTATGCCTATGAAGTCGGCGGAGTTGGTTGAAATATTACTGTATAAAATAGCAGTGCCGCGTTGAGAATTACCATAATCAACGTAAGAGATACAGGTTTGTTGTTCTGTTTCTGCGTAAGTAGCGCGAATACGAATGGTTGTAGAAGTTCCGTTAAAAGCAAGTTGCCCAGAAAACGATATATCTGTACCAGACACCGTTCCAACGTAAATTTGGCCGCTGTCACTGTTTGCCGCAGAGCTGGATACTACTACTATTTTCCCTGCTGAAACGTCATAAGCCGCAGAAATCCATTCGGATGTCCCAGAACTTTGGAACACAACTTCAGTGCCATAACTTACTGAACTTGCGCTGACTGTAGCAACAACAGCCGAGCCTTTAGTAGAATTAGACATATCGGCATAAACAACTACAGTTTTTTCGTTTACAGAATCATACGACAAAGCAGTGTAGTTAACATTACCGCTATTAAAATAATAGTCAGTAGCGGTTGTCGTCATTGTAGTTCCTGAACAACTACTAAGAACAAACGTACCATTTGTTCCTGCTATAGAGCCGGAAGTCACAATTCTATCGGCGGAAGCATCGTATACGTTATCTATATACTGAAAGGCTGTGCCGCCTACAACAACTTGCGTCCCAAAAGTAGGGGTAGTACCAGAAACACTGCAAGCTATTGTAGACAGTGTACCAGCTGAATTACGGTAGGATAAAACAGAGACTTCTTGTATCGGGTGGTAAGTGGCGGCGGCCGTGTATACGCTATCAAAACTTACCGACGAACTGTCAAAAACCACAGCCGTGCCGAAACTAATAGAAGTCCCGCTAACTGTACCTACAATAGAGGTTCCGTAAGAGCTGTTACTAATATTGCTGTAGAAAATTACTACTTTTTCCGCCGCCACGTCGTAAGTAATGGCTACAGTAGTTTTTGTTGTTCCAGATGAAAACTCAACAGGCGTACCAAAGGAAATTGATGTTCCACTTATCGTCCCTACTGCCGCAAAACCTTTATATGATTGCCCCGAAACCCTGTATGCAATTACTATTTTGTTATTCACTGAGTCGTAGGTCGAGTTGAACGCTCCTTCTAAACTAGTTGTAGAATCAAAAACAGCCTCCGCCCCTAAACTTGCAGGTGACTCTCCGACAGCCTCAACAGTCCCATCACTATTTAAAACAACAGTCTGCCCAGAACTCAAAGTCCCAGACGCAACAAAGTCTACAGCGTTCTGCCCTCCACCGGAGGGTAATAACTCCGACAGATTACTCATTTATACGCTCCAACCAATAGTGGCATCTATGTAGGACATAGTGATTTCGGCAAAGTTCTTATCAAACACCAAGTCAGATGCGTCCGAGGCAATGTTTTCGCCGTTCCTAGCTACAGTGAATGTAGTAGTAGCCGCTGCGCCTGTGCCGTCTTTAATGGTTACCGTATCCCCCGCGCTGGGTGAGGCGGGTAAAGTAATAGTAATACCTCCGGCTGTAGCTGTGACAAACTCGCCCACTGCTGCGGTGTAGTTAGCGCCTTTAAGTATTGGTAGGGCATTGGCTGAAAGACTTGCTCTAGCCGTAGCCGCCGTGGTTCCGTTAGTACCGCCGTTAGCTACGGGGAGGGTGCCTGTAACCTGAGAAGTCAGGTCTACGTTAGCTAGTGTACCCCCAAGGGTAAGGTTACCTGAGCTTGTGACTGTGCCCGACAGACTTATACCGTTAACAGTACCTGTGCCGCCTACACTTGTTACCGTGCCATCGCCCACATCAACTTGACCCAAGGCGTCTACTACAGCAGCGCCCGCTCCCGCACCGTCGAGGTAGACAATCTTGGCCGCCCCAGTAGGTATGGTGACGTTAGCGCCAGAGCCTTGTGATATGTTTATGGACTGACTTCCGCTAGTAGCGTTCTCTATCCACATCACCCGCGAAACGGTGTTTGGCCCAATAGTCAAGGTTCTAGTTGCTGTGAGAGATGCACCAGAAGTGACCTTTAAGTACAGCGCACGAGCTGGATCAGTCGCTCCATCGGCCACCGTCGTAGTAGCGTCAGCGTCTGAACTAAACGCAGCTTGGGTAGCATACCCTAGCGATTCTCCGATAAGCTCTAAGTTAGTGTTAGTGCTTGTGCCCCAAGTGCCGTCTTCATCACCTGTGGTAATTTCTTTGAGTCTTAAATTGTTTACATAAGTAGCCATTCGTCAGCTCCTAGGCGGCTTTATCTATATCCACCCATCCGGGCGTCTGTGTGTCTGTTACGTTTGTCCAGTTAGGTGTTTGACTGTCGTCTATTGTAGTCCATATAAAAAAGTTTACATCCCCAACTGCACCTGTCCCGCTTACCCCCGTGGGTATAATTGAATCATCTACCGAAATCGCTACGGTGCCTATTGCACCCGTCCCTGCTACACCTGTTACTGCTGGAACTACAGTAGCGCCGTCTTCTCCTATCGCGCCTGTTCCGCTTACCCCAGTAACAGCAACATCTGTATTGTAGGCCGGTACTGCTGTGCCTATGGCTCCGGTTGCTGCAACCCCATCGAATACAGGAACTACAGTATCGCCTTCGTCGCCAAGCTCTCCGGTTCCGCTTACCCCAGAGACCGCAAAGGTCACCTGAGTTGTTACGTCCCCTATAGAACCTGTAGCACTTACACCGTCTGGTACAACAATGTCGGCAATGAAGATATTTACATCACCAACCGCACCGGTTCCTTCAACACCTACTGGGATTACGATGTCATCAACTACGACAACAAAGCCACCCATCTGGCCTGTGCCCTGCACCCCTGTGGGTATCTGGACACTGCTGTAGTTCGTTACTACGGTACCTACAGCGCCGGTGCCTTCAACTCCATCTACAACTACGGAGTCTCCGACGTTTATCGCTGCGGTGCCTATTGCACCTGTACCTTCTACACCGACCGGAATGATGTTTTCCGATACAGCGATAGAGACTGTTCCTACCGCTCCAGTGCCTTGTACAGAGACATTACCGTTGTCTCCCCAAGCACCTTCGCCCCAAGCACCATTTCCCCAAGTCGCCCCGAGGTCTAGGATGGTACCTATACCGCCCCAGCTATTACTGCCCCAGCCTCGCTCACCAAAGCCGCTTGTTGGCCCTGAATACATGAGGCTGTCCTACTAAGCTATGCGAATAATCGCGGTAGCCGCTGCTGCCGCAGGGAACTGAATCTGGAAATCACCAGAACTAACGGTCTGGTCGCCACCAAAACTTAATACCGCACAAGCAGAATTAGAGTTGTTAGTGTTGTAGATCATCGCGCCGCTCGTAGTAAAAGATGCGCTTGACCAAGTAGTGTCAGCAAAATCACAAATGGCGGTTGTGCCATCAGCAACAGGAGTTACGTTAGTCAGAGTGTTACCACCTGCGCTGTAGCCTGTACCGCTGGTCTCATCACTGTTACCAGTAATGTCAGAATAGTTAGTGCTTGCAGCACCATAGGTTCCACTGCCTGAAGCAGTTGCCTTTAACAGTGCAATCTTCAAAACATCAGCGCCGTTTTGCAGGTCATGTAAACCTTTAAACAACTCGACTTTAAAGCTGGTTGGCATCGCTGTAGTGACGGTAATAGCCATGTTAAATCTCCAATAATTTTACAAGTTCCGAATGCCCAACATCACGGAATCTATTTGCCAAAGTAGTGCGATCAGATCGTATAGCTTGTTTCATGCTTTCCACTAACACACCACGAATTTGATTTTTGAAAGCCTCAGCCTGCTCCTGTATGGCCGGATGGCAGTTGCCTCCTACATAAATAATCTTGTCTAACGCCTGTTCAGCTAGCTCCTCGGGAGTAAAGCCCCGGTTTGAAACAGCAGATACTGTAACAGTGCCTACTTCAACCAGACCATCTGCACTAATCAAGCGACTTCTCTCCTAACCTGCCCAGAACGATAAGTGTCCTCGCGGAGTTTGCCGTCACCAAGGTTCTTCAACAGGGCCAATGCTTGCACATACATTTTTTCGTACAACGCCACCATGTCAGGCTCACCCTTCTGGAAGCGTATTGCTTCTACCAACGTGCCGTTTAACAACGCTGAATCAAAATTAGTACCCAACCAAGTAGTACCAGCAGTAACTATAGAATCTGGGTAGTAACCAAAATGTATTTCGGCAGCGTAATTAGCATCTGGTGTTGGCCCTATAATAAAACTTGTTTCGTCAAATATAGCGTAATGCTGGGGTGTACCTGTTGTTGCAGGGTTAGGATAAGCTTCACGAATAAAGTTAGAGTCTTTGTCCAACAAGTAGGTGTAGTCGTTTCCACTAATAATCGCTAAAGAAAACACGTACAACATACCGCTAGGCATCGTTAGATACTTATTCCCAGTAGTTAAAGTACCTGTTTGATTTTTACGCAACGCAGGAATCTGCACCGTGCTGTATATCTTTTGCTCGGCTTGCTCTGCAAACATGGCGTGTTGATCTGCCGTGAATGTCTGCTCACAGATGTCTTCTACATTTGCTTTTAGCTCAGTGTAATTCACTACGCCATTGGCCCCCGTGCCATTGTGCCTTTAGTAGCAGCACCAGTACCGCGAATTTTAACGCCACTAGTTTTCATATCTTTAGGCGGTTGATTAACAGTGTCCACTTTGTAAGCCACAGGCTCGTTGGGGTGTTCAATAACACTGGGCGCCTTTTTGTTTGATCTTTTCATTTTCAAACCTCTAAGTGATTGAAATCGTTACTTGGCCTATCTGCCCTGACCCTAAAACTAACGAGGGGTTTATAGGCTGTATGTGTGCTCTACTAGCTGCAAGCTCCGCAGCGTCTGATCTAGGATCGCGCACTGCCTGTGGATCATCTACTGGAAACTCTCCCAGCCTGTTTTGTGGCTGGTCTGGGTTCCAACATTCGGGACAAGCTTTTAAGTTTGTCTTGTCCCCCTTTACAATTAATTGTCTAAGCTCTCTAAGTTTGTACTGAAACCCGCAAATATCGCATATCGCTATTGCGTTCTGAGCCGAGGCAAATCTCTGACTCATGTCTACCTCACGCCATAACTACGGGGCACTAAACTAATAGAAGCTTTCTCTCTGTCTTCTCCTGCTGCTAGCTCAAACTGCCTTTCATACTCCGTTTGTAGCATAGGTATTCTGGGCATCAGCTCTGGGTCTTTTTGCGCTATATAATACGCAAGCCCTGCAACTAGGCAGGGCAGGAATCTAAAGTTTACATCGGCGGTGTTAACACCCGTTCCCGAGTCCTCAATACGCCGCATACGCCAGTATTTTAAAATATAATAAGGGTCAAGTGCAGTACCCTGATCTGGGACGGGCCATACAGTAACGGAGGGGTTTGCTTGACCTCTGTCTATATACAATTGTATAGGGCGCCCCTGAGAAAGTTTGTTAGGGATACTAGAGTAAGTAGATACACTTATGCGCGTAATGTTGAGATCAGACTGAGTAGTAATATTACCGCTACCAGTACGTACAACGTGCTCAAGCAAATCAATGGTGTCTGCCGGTAAAGCGTACGTCGCCGTCCCTTCCACAAGGTTGACAGTGCCTTCATCGATAGTCCACATGTTGATGCCACGGTTCTGCCACTCAATAGTAAGGAGGTTCATAGACCTACGTGCAGTACGCAGGTCATATCCCGAACGCATCTCACGGCCAGCACGTTCCCACGCTTCTTCAGCGA